AAAGAATACTGGCATTATAAATTTCTGAGCCCATGTAGTTGCATCTGCTAAATCAGAGACTGTTATAGTTTCTTCATCGGTTCTTTTCTTCTGTCTAACTTTTCTATAGTGAGCAATCGTTGATCCAGTTTTCTCTATACCTTTTGTCAGATACTCATTGTCACATAATTCGCACAACGTTCTGCTAACTTTTTCTAAAAAGTGAACTACGATTCTGGATAACATGGTCAGCACAAATATCTCCCTTACTCCAGTCAACTGTTGCTTTTTGAATAAGTTTGCTACTATTCCTCCTCTTTCTATCAACATTGTCATTAATTTGTTGATTCTCAAGAATGGGCAAGATATGTCCTCATCAAGGTCCTTGAGCATTTTAAGCACTTCAGCTAGAGCTTTATTTCTTTTTGGTTGAATGTAGTTATCATAGTCTAGATCGTCATCATAAGAGAATTCATCGTCATTTGCAGAAGCTTTGAATGTTGCTAAGTCTACAAAGTTTACGCTCTTTAGCTTATCTATGATAGCCTCTCTAACTTTTTCAATTGACAAGCCCTTTGACAAGAAGTGCTTTTTCAGAACTTTTCCTATCATGAGACAATGCTCTAGATTGAATTCATGACTTCTGAATTCAGAAGGTGAAACTGACCAATCTGTTTTAATTGGTTCAAAAGTTCCTGAATATTTGTATCTGAATTTGTCCTCTCTCATGTTCAACTCTTCTTTTATCACTTTTGAGAATATTTTCAAGTATCCATGAATCTCTTCTCCTTTGTCAGGGTTGTGAAAAGTTCCTAAGTAAGAAAGATTGAGAGCACATTCAAAATAAGGAAGTTCTTCTAGAGAGCAAACTGATAACAATCCAGGAATAACATCTCTCGATAGTTGATCATCATCATCCTCTGATGTCTCCACTCCTCTACTGATTTGGGGTCTACTAGTCAACATTCTAGAAAATGCTTTATCGATGTTCTTTATGAACCACACTAGAAGCCTACTCCTTATCAACACTGGAAATTTTGTCATGACCTTGAATGGATCGCAGAACACTTCTTTGGGCTTAACCATTTCCATGTACATATATCTTATGTTCTGAAGAGATGATGAAGTGTGTTCTTTATTTTCCATTAGAATCAATAATGATGATAAGAACTCTTTCTTGCACGGAAACAACTCTAGAGGGTTGGTCAACAAGTCAAAGTGCCAGACGTCTGCGAGAACAGCTAATATAGACATCGCTTTGGTGTATATGGATAACCACTGGCTCAAATCATGAACTGTTAAGCTACTGATCTGGCTACAAACCCATCCGTCATTTAGATCTATGAAGTTGTTGAAGAGAGGGTGCTTTCCGATAATTTCTGTCTTCTCAATCTTTGTTAATATAGAATAAAATATGTGCTTGTTTGATCCAGTGGTTTTTAGCAAGATCCAAAGACCCGTTGATCTTGATTTTGTTAATATCCATTCATTTGATTGACATGGTTTTCTTATGTTAAGATTTATTTCTGAAAACAAAGAGGAGATGGTTATGAGACCTTGAAATAGTCTTGTCTTCAGTAAAGTGGTGACAAAGGGTTCAGATTTGTAAGACATCTCCTCCGCATAGGCCATGAAGTCTGAGAACCTGTACGTTAGAAAATCCTCATCGTCGACTTGCTCCATCAAATAATCCCATGAATCAACGAAATCCTGAATATCATGAGTAGGGACATCCATTGAGAATGGCTCTCTTGACTCTGTAGCTTCATGCTTAACTTCATGAGAGTTTTTGTATTTCTTTCCGTTTATTCCGAACTTGGCCAACTCAGTCTTCTCCTTTTCTGTGAGAGCAACTTTGACTCTGTTTTTCTTTTTCATTTCATCTCTAGTTTCTTTCCTCACTCTCTCCTCTAGTTCTTCTGAGTGATTGAGAACAAGCTTTGAATAATCCTCATATGATTGATCCTCATAGTCCAATTTGCTCTGGAAAGCTTCAGTCCACAATGCTGCATGCGCAGAACCACTTCTGAAAACAAATGGTCTATCATCTACTGGGTCAAACAATCTGAACAATGGAAAATTAACAACCTTTTTCATCTTTGTTCTAGCACCTTGAACTTTTGAGTAAAAATCTTTTATTGATAAGGGCACTTGACTTTCTTTGGGCAATATTCTTGTTTTAGCAATCTCTCTAGCATCATTCATCCA